ATTTCTTCCTGCGCGAAGTCTCGTTCGGTCAGGACGGCAGCTACAATCACGAGGCCATCGTCGCGCGCATCAATGCCGATCTCGCCAACGATCTCGGCAATCTGGCGCAGCGCTCGCTGACCATGATCGCCAAGCAGCACGAGGGCCGGCTGCCCGCGCCCGGCGATTTCAACGATGCCGACAAGGCGCTGTTGGCGCAGGCCGACGCCATGGTGGCGCTGGCGCGTGGCGCGATGGCGACCCAGCAGATCCATCAGGCGCTCAACGCGGTGTGGGCGGTGGTCGCCGAGGCAAACGTTACTTCGACGGCGAAGCGCCGGGGGTGCTCGCCAAAGCGGACCGGCCGGCTGCGCACCGCTGTCTACATCACCCGCCGAGGTGTTCGCTATCGCGTTCAGGGGCAGCGTGATGCCGGCGGGGGGGGCCGGATGCTCGATTCTCCGGGTGCCGGCGGCGCCCGCGACTTCGCCCGCCGGCGGCGAAGTCGCATCCGCCCCGGCACGGGTGCCACCGCCCACGCGGTGTTCCGCGTACGTCAGCGAAGACCGAAAGGTTTGGGTCCGGCATGCACTGGACAGCATTGCCATTGGTTTTTCCCACTTCGCCGATAACTCGACGCGGTGGTGGCGCGGCGGAACGGCGGCTTCAAACGCATGGGACGATCTCGACCGGGTGCGCGAGCCCGACAACCTGTGCGATCGCGGGCGCTTTGCCAATGTCTATTGCGGACGGCACCATCCGCATCAACGCGACGAGGCAGACGGCTCAGCCGATGACCGATCGCGCTGACGCACCCCATCAAGGTGGTGCGTGGGGGAAGCGGGCTCGATTATTCTCCGATCGTGGCTGCGGGGCGCAGGCGCGCGGCTTTCGCGCCCACATCGCGGCGGCGCGGGCGACCGGATTGCCGCTGGTGATCCACACTCGCGAGGCGGACGACGATTGCCGCCGTATCCTCGAAGACGAGATGGGGAAGGGGGCGTTCCGCGCGGTGCTGCATTGCTACACCGGCGGCCGCGATCTGGCGCTGGCCGCGATCGACCTCGGCCTGTCGATCTCGTTCACCGGCATCATCACGTTCAAGAAGTCGCAAACCTTGCGCGACCTTGCCACCGAGCTGCCCGCCGACCGCATCATGGTCGAGACGGATTCGCCTTATCTTGCGCCCGGCAAGTATCGCGGCAAGCGCAACGAGCCGTCTTATGTCGGCGGGTCCCAAAGTTTTTGGGGAAGCGCGCCGGCTGCCTGAACGATCGAGCGGCATACCTCGGAAACTCTCTTAAGCGAGCCGTGCACAAGGTGCCGGCTGGGGTGACGATTTTTATGTGGTTTTCAGGGCAGATGCTGCCGGATGGAGGGGAAGCCCATAGGTCGGGGTGCAGTTTTGTCGTAGCCGTATGGAGCGCGAATATCAGCGGGGCCGTGGTGGTGCCGGGTGACGTGCCCTCGTGCCGCCTTAACAAGCGGCCGAAGATGTGGGGGTAGCAAAGAGGTTCAAACGGCCTCTTGCGAAACCGATCCGTGCTAGTAGCTAAACAATATCAAGCGTTGGAAAGGTGGCCGAGGGGGTTAAGGACCGGTCTTGTAAACGGCGGGGGGCAAGCCCCGTGGTTCGTATCCACCCCTTCCGCATTAAGACAGATAATATTTGAATATTAGGATATTAGAAGTTAGCATAGCGGCAACGCACCCTAAGTCAACAGCCCGCAACTGAAGCGGACCGGGCGCCGCTTTTGGCGAGATATGCCCGGCGCATGGCTTCATCGGCGCTTGCAAGTTTTCGAACAGAAAGCCGCAGTCGGTGACGCCGGCCGAAACTTGGTACCGCATACGGTGCAATTCCGTTCCGGCACGCTATCCCGGTACTTCCTGATATTGAACAGGCTGGCGCAAGACGGCGTGCAGAACTTCCCGCGTCCCTTCACCGGCTGAAACTCTGTCCCGCACCATAGGCAGGAACGCGGTGCGGACCGTGACGCCAGCCCCTTGCAAACTCGGCTGCAAAATTTCGGTGGTTCGCTATTCCAGGTTCGCGACTTGAAGCCCTTGCCGCATTGCTCGCACGTCAGCACCGGAGCGCCGGCAAGGTAGGTTTGCCAGTAAGCGGCTTGCCGCAGCGGGTTGTCCCATCGCACCTCGCGGGCAAGGTTCTGGCGTGACGATCTCGGACATGCCGAGCAAACCGGGAGCCTCGCGCCATGTCCTCATCGTCGATAGTACCGCCACAGCGGTTGCTTTTTCCCGCCCAACCGGTAACCATTGGCCCTATCCAAGACGGGCGCCGCGGCATGCCCTCAATGCTTCCTGCACCACTCTGCGGCGGTTGCGTCGGCAGCGTCCAAGCATGCCCGCGAAGGCAGAGCAGGGAACGATTGCCGTTCCGGCAAGCGCCCTCATGTTCGAATTTGCTGAACCGAAGGCGGCCACGTAGCCATCACGCATCGATGGCTGCATCCGGCGTTGCGCGTGTACAGCGGGCGGGTGGCGGCTTGGGTTTCGACCGTACGAGGAGAGTCGATAAGACCGCGTGTATGCGGTTGTAAAGGCTGCCGTGCGCGTTCCTCGGTATTTGCAACAGGCGAGGCCTCACGCCGCGTTGCGGCTGCCCAAGCCTGCTTGCCAGCGCGCCTTGCGTCGAAGCGGCGGCCGTCGTTGCGCCAGACCTGGACCAACGTCGCGAAGCCGCTCCGATCGCCAGCGCAAAAGCCTGCGTCGGCCCCATCGTGAAATGTGAGCGCCGCCCTCGCTTTGCGGGGCTCCTCTGCAGCAATTCGGCATGGGGGTGCAGCGTCCATTGCGCCAGATCCGGTGCGCTGCGGACAAGCGGTCCCCTGCCGCTTGCGATAACGGAGGCCGGGCATCCTCCGAACGCCGCCTGCACGCCGTTGCGCGCGCGTGCAGGGTTTCCCGCTGTCATCGCCGGTCAGGTTCGGCGTCAATCGAAGGCCGCCAGCCCTAGCCGGTGCGGCAGCCCGCTGCCGTACGGTGACGGCTTTTCCGAGCGAGCGCGGCCACGCTGTCCTCTAAAGAGCGTCGCAAGGCGCTCAGGTCGGGTGTCCGGGTTTCGGGGAACGCACAATCGCGAACCGCCCGGCGCATTCTCGAACATTCGCAAGCTGAACTTTCCACGCTGCAACAGGCCCCCGTAAGCTTGCGCGTCATAGGGTGCGGTCCCGTAATTAGCGCGCCGGGTCGCAGCGATCGAACGCGTTACTGCGCCCGCGAAAGCCGTCGAGACGTGCCGCGCACCCCCTCGGGAATGCGGACACGATACGCGGTCGGACGGCCGTTCCGGGTCCGCAAGTCCCAATCCGAGCACGGCACCAGCGCATCGCCGTCAATCAGGAATACGGACTCGCCACGCAACGCCAGCGAGCGTCCGATCAGCGCCAGCGTGCGCCGGTCCAGCATGTCGGTGCCGACGACCTGTGCCAGCGTAAATCCGTTTTCCCAAAGGCTGACACACGATTGCGCCGTGGCGGTCAGTTCTGCGATGCCACGTCGCCCGGAAATGTAAGCCTCACCGCCGCGATAATTCCGCGTGAAGCCCAACCACCGACCGCCTTTCGGTTGCGGTGACCGCATTCGTTTCGCCGCCAAACAGGCGAGTCCTCTCAACAAAACGGCTGCGCCGTGTCTGCCTAGCCGCTGCCCTCCATGTTGGCGAACCGCGACGACGTTGCTTTACGCGCCCGCGGTGCCGCATTCGAGGGACGCGGCTTCTGCCCTTTGGCATTGAGGGAGCCGCAGCGCCTTACGGCCCCCAAGTTCGAGGGAATGCTCGCGTCATCATCGCCAACGTGCGGTGAAGCGGTAAGGCCCGCAGGGTCCGCATTAGCCGCAAGCGATGAAGCCTCGAGCGTTCACCTAGACCATGCGCCAGGACCCCTCTCTCGACGGTGGTGATGGGTTGCCGGTGCCAAGGCGGAAACATGGCGCGGCCTTCGACAATCCACGACACGCTGCGCCGCTGTAGCGCATGCTATCCATTGTTCTACGCGCATCCAAGCACGTCAGTCGGTCGATGGCCGCGAAGCGTCGGATAGGATTCAGGCGTACCCTCGTTGGTTTGATGGGACGGCCATTCGCGATACTGCGCTTGACGGCCAGCGCGGGAGCGCCCTACGATTAAAGGGCGGCTCAACGGCAACGGAGCGTGACACGGCTCAGGCAGGCCGGTTGGCTGCGATGGCCGGGGCCAGATGCCTTCTGCCAAATCATCCTGCCGCGGTTTTCAGCATCGGTTACGCGGGGCCACAAGGGTGCCGATGGCGTACGAACCCCGCCGGCCGCGCTATCTCGGGTCGTCAGCGGGGATGTCTATCCCACTTGAAGAGAGTTTCGTCGTCCTCGCCATCGTCCGGCAACGCCTCGATGGTGGATTCCTTATACGCCGGCCGCGTCACGATGCTCAGTTCATAGAGCAGCGCGGAATTGATGGTGCGGATCAGCGCATTGAACATACCGCGCGACGGGTCATGGCCCTCATCGGTGAAAACTTCCGGCTTGGCGACACGGCGCGGCGGTGGCAGGCGAAAGCCCGGAGAGATGCCGTAAGCCAATCCTGAATCGATTTGCGCCAGCACGTCGCGGCCGTAGGACGTAGCCGCAATCTCTGGCGTGATTTCCGCCTCGAACGTCAGCGCCTCGGCGGTGTCCACCAGCTTCATGGTGCCGGTGAGTTTGCTGGCGAGCGGACGATTGTAGTCGTGCCCGACCCATCAAGTGAATCTCTTGTCCTCCGCCTGACACGATAGGCAAAGCTTCGGTGCTAAGGTTTCCTTTTTGTGACGCCGCCCTTAATGCGACCGCCATCAACGAAGAACGGTCGCGCTTTTTTGTACGGGAACGCTTTGAGGTGCGCCGCCCAGTACAGCGGCGGCGCACTCAAGTCGCCGCAACACAAGGGCGTTTCATTACTGGATGCCCGTCGCACGGCCCGTTGGCCGGGACGCGCCTCCGTCACGTCGGGCGTCAGTGGCCGAGCCTTGATCGAACCGGCGCAGCCAGCTAAGGTCAGCACCAGATCCGCGCCGCCCCGGTCGCTGCGAAGATAGGACAAACGCGCCGCGGAAGTCGTCATCAGCCCTTGGTCGAAAGCGTCGACAATGCCGGACCCCACCGCATTCGACGACATATGATGTTTGACGGCGCCGACGTTCGCACAGCCGATCCATTCGGTGTGCCGAACCAGATCCGCGAACGTTCACCAGATCGGACCACACCTCGGGACGGATCAGCAATTTGACATCGCCGGGACCGTTCGCAGCATTGGCGGTCATGAACGCGACAACCGCAGTCCGAAACGCGGACCACGATGCAGCAGCGTTGACGCCGGTGGTGCTGAAACCGTAGGTCGCCTGACCGGGGAACATGCCGAGCGGTTCGCCATCGTCGCCGGACCCCAGGAAGAACGCCTTATCCAGACCGGCCCCGATTGCCGAGTTCATATCGCGGCGCACAGCATCTTCGATGCCTGCGGACTGTTTCAGCGTCTTGCGCGAAAGCACCATTTGAACGCCGAAGTTCTGTTCGGGCTTCAACGCCTTGTCAGTCGTCGCGAAAGCAGCCGGACCGGCCACGGCCGCAAGTTCGCCATCGGCCCAGCCTGCGGTGACGCTCGACGTGACAACCGGCCATTCAACCGCGCCCGTGTCGATGTTGATAAGGTTCACGCCGACGCGCGCCGCGACGCTCGACGGAAACAGGCGGTCGATGATCGGCCGCGTCTGAATCGGATCCGGCGTGCCGATGCGATAGTTTCCCGCTGCGCATTTCCAGATGCATCCAGCGGCACCGGGAGTGCCGCGATAGCTGCCCTTGGAGCGCATTTCCTCGACCACTTCCGCGTCTGGCCGTGATCTTGTCGCCGGTATCGAGGAATTGTGCGACCTGACGCAGCTCGAACCTCGACACAAGGTCCGCATATTCCTTGTCAGAACGGGTTTCCAGATCGTCCTTGGCCTCGCGGCGCTCGCTGTCCTCAACGATCAGCGCGCCACGATAGCGCGTCTCGTTGCTGCGATATTCAGCATCGAGGGTTTCGATGGAACGGGTTTCGTCCTCGGTCAGGTCCGCCTTGCCGACCAGGCCGGCGAGGGTTTCACGGATTTCCGACTGACGCCGGGCAATTTTCACAGATTCAAGCATGGGATTTCCTTTTGTTTGGGTTGCGCGATGGCGCGGACTAAATCGCGCCAGGCTTGGCGCTTCGGGTCGATTTCGGCCAAGCCGATCTCGATTCGGGTTTTGCGGGAGTGGCAGCGGCAGCAGAGGCTTTGAAGATTGGACAACTCGAACGACAGTTCGGGATGGCTGCGCACCGGCTTGATATGGTCGACCTCAAGGGGACCGGCTGCGCCGCACGACACGCATTTGAAGCCGTCACGGCGCTTTGCCGCGAGCCGCACGCGGGCACGCTTCGAGCGGCAAACCTGTGCGAGTGATTGGGAAGGCGCGGGATTCACCCCCTACCGGCACCCTCAGTTTGATGGACGGGCAGCGCGCGCGCCTCCGCGACGGCAAGCCCGGTTGCGGCGGCGGAATTATCAGACCCCAGCGAACGCGATTTGCGGCTTGTGATGACGCGAGGGTGCCCAGCGTGATGGCTTCCGAGCAAGCCGACCGCAGCCCCAGCGACGGAAGGGTTTTCACCTGCCCGTCGAATAGCGCGCGGCGGAAGCGTTCCATATCTCGCTGCCGTCCTTCCATCCGACACCCGCCCAGATGAACGGGAGCGAGTATGGCCTTAGCCAAGGCCTCGATAATTCGGCGTGCGGAAACGTCGCCAACATTGCGGCGATGCTTGCGCGTCCGCTGTTAGACAACTTCGCGACCATGATCCGGCGGACCGTGTTGACGCTTTCGGAACATTCGCCGCGTTCCTGCTTACGTGTAGCGATGCCCGCCATCGGACGGCACGGTCGGCACGGCGGGGCACGCACGAAATCGCCCCCTCAAGCCTTCCGGTTTCGGCCACTACAGCGCGGCGGCGGACATTGAGAGCGACCCGCAAGGTCGACGCCAAGGATGCAGGTCCGCTGCGTCCGGCAGTCGGAATGCCGAGACTCCGCCGTAAGCCTTCGTCACCCGTAATCAGAACCGATCGATCTTCGGATGAAACACGTTCATTGCGGTTGAGATTGCGGAACGATGACAGCGCCGAGCCGCCGCGAGCGATGGCGCGACGGGCTTGCGCCTGTAGCCATTCGACGCTTGCGCCGATGCCTTCCACCGCGCCGGGATTGGCTATCAGCAGGGATTCCGCATCGTCGGCAGGAAGCCCGAACGGCGGTCGGTGTTCCTGCACGTAGGTGCCGGGCGGCGGTTCATCCATCCAGCGCGAGAACGTGTTGGCGTCGTCCGGTGCAGACGTTGAGATAATCAGCGCCGTGCCGTTGCGTTTGCCAAGTCCGCTCAAGACCGCGTTTTCGAGCAAGTCGCCTTTTTCGCG